AGGTAAGCGGTAACTCACCAGACATGGCGAAGACGGAATACTCCTCAGGAACATACGGTACGGTCAATACCAATACCCTAGCATACAACATCTACAACAAGCAGGTATTGACACCAATGCCTCTACCACGCATGGGTCATCACTTCGTCACACCGACAATGCCTATGCTTCCCGGTCACTGGGCACACCCTGTTTACCAGAGTCTATTCACGATGCACAGAGCAGAAAACGCATCACTGCGAGGCTTTGCTGACAAGAACATACTGGCTGATAGTGTAACTGCCACCATGGACAAAGCAGAGTTGACGGCTTTAGAATCAGGAGCAGTAGTAGACCAGTTCAACGTCCACGACCCTGAGTTAGCATTCAGTGGTGTAAACGCTGCTCCATCGCTGCCCAGCGATATCCATGGAGGTGCGTTTACGCTTATGTTCGAGACGGGTATCAAATATGATGGTTACGGCATTCTCGCATCTACAGGTGACGCAGGTACGGTAAATCAACAAGGTGGACACACCATAGTTCTTGAATCCGCATACTACTACACTTTGGGCAAGAACTTCCCAGACCCTGCTGAAGTGGGTGCATATCAGATTGTGATACAACCCAACACTTTCTCCACGCAATTAATCGGTTTCCACGCAGATGTAGGTGCTTCCACACAATCGCTGACCAGTCAGCAGGTACATACGGTGATAGGCAAAAGACCTGCCAACAACACTCTAGGCACTGTTTCCCTGATTCTAGCACAGGCTACGCAGGCTGATGTCAGAGGTTGTGAAGTGTTCATCAACGAGGCAATGCTTGACATAAACCCGGACCACGGCAGCCAATTCACCAACTTACCACCCTTACTATTGTACAATCAATTCGGGGTAGAAGGCACGGAATCACCCGTTTTCACACGTAGAGCACTACCGTACACACCGGGTCAGTTCAGGAATGCCACGCCCGGATACACAGTCAGCACACCTTGGTGGTCGTTCATCCACAAGGTCGCTCCAGACGACAGTTCCTCTAACAATTTCAAACACATAGCACTTCATCGCCCAGATAATTACTATCAGATAAAGAGAAGTACCTTCGGAAGTATAGGAGTACAATTAACAATTGCAGGATATCCTTCAATATATCCAAATATATATTCACATATATTACAAAATACATCTCTAAATCCAAAATGTATAGTAAAAAGTATTGAAAGTGCAGCAAATGGTCTCAGAACAATTACTGTAGATGATGCAAGTAGATTCCCAGAGACTCCACAATACTCAGAAGTACTGGAATATACAGATTCTAATGGTATTAGACAGACACTAGCATACACAAGACGCTCAGGATTGCAATTAAATGCAATAAACAAACCAGATAAACTACAGTCAAACGTTGTTTCTGGGCCATTTTGGGACAGTATAACTACTGATTTAGCAGCAGGACTCGATGTTACAATTAGATTATCACAACCGTATGACATATACAGTTCCAAGAATGTATTTACAGATACTAATAGTAGTATATTTACAAAAGTACTTTCACAATTAGAAAAAGGTACTAGAGATACAACTAATTTACATATACCTGATGCATATCTATGTATGTGGAATAGTAATTTGGGAAGACCATATACATTCTACTCGGATAGTTCACGTACTTTCAACAACCCAACCAGTGATAGAGCAGTGGACAAGAAGCCATACAACAGCCTACCTGAGCATTTCGAGAGCATACACTACCATGATTCGGTATATGCGATGAGCCTAGGGCCTCTATCACTGAGGATTAAGTCTGCTAACCCAGACACGAAAACAGGGGCTTCAGCCACAGGAGCGGCAATAGAGGCACTTTCTGGATACGAGGCACAAGGTGGTACTACACTGGATAGCCAGAAGGTGATGTACAGCAAGTTCTGGCCGTGCGGTAGCCGTGGTGGGCCTCTGGTGAGCCGTTTGGACCTATACACAGAAGCGAGCGTATCATGGTCAATACCCCGTAAATACGCTGCAAACGACTTCTACTTCTGGAAAGATGAGGATGTCGCTAACTCAAGTTACAACATGGCCAGCAGTGGTATCACGTTCGATACGATGAGTAGTTCGCACACTGACAACCGTTACTCATACGGATGGAGAATATCCCTGAGACAGGTGTACAACAAACCAACATACGGTATACTGCCCGGTAGAGGCAAACTAGAGGACGACAACTCATCAGAGACGCAGTACACTACTGATTACGTTGCAGGGCCATTGGTACAGATGCCTGCATCAACATGGGAATACATAGGTGGAGATGGGTCGCAGTCTAGCGTTCCTCTATCAACAACATACGTCGGTATCATGGAGAGGCAGACCAACTTCGCCGGTATGCTCGCAGCAGACAGGCCTGAGTATCAAGTGAGGTACAGCGATGGCAGAAGGATGACTAGACCGTTCGGTGCACCACTGAGGACACTCATAGCGAACAACAATCAAATTGGTGACTGGTGGGGAGACAGAAGATTTGGAAAAGGAGTATACAGCCTCACAGAGGCCGCCCAGTACTATCTGGTAGATTGGTGGGGCAACGAGCGTGGAGAGGACGTAAGGCGTGCTCCAGTGCGTGGATTCGGTATTCGCCCAGCATGGGACTGCGGAGATGCATACGAGTATGACAGAACCAACAACAGGTCGCCTCACGCTAGGATATTCAACAATGGTAGACCAGTATTCGATGTGCTTGGTGTGATTGATTCCTCAGGAGAAAGAAGCAGTAGCAATGTACCTAGACTGGGTGGTACTCAGTCACTTAGTGGCAGCACCACAGAATTAGTCGATGTGTTTGCACCTACACACTCAATGCGTGTAGGGGACATGGGTAACGGCAGAGGAGTGAGATATCCTAGTCAATTCAACGAGGACATTCTCACAGAGTTGTCAGAACCTGTGCACTCCACTGGTGTAGTACTGAGTCACAACACAGCAGAACCACCAGCCGTAACGGGCTTGTTACGCCCCCGTAACGATGTACTGCAAGCCGATGAGATTCCAAGGGGAATCAGCGCCAGACTGGAGATAGCAGAAGACGGATTACTCAAGCCAGACGCAGTGGTCAGTGACAGAGTGGAGCAGATAGTAGGTACATCGCCCCACAAGGATGCAATCAGCAGGAGCACTCCTAGAATAGGCATTGACGCTGATAACATGGAGGGACTTGAGAAGGACCACATCGCTATCAACACCGAAGCACACAGCCTGCACACTGACAGAGGGGTTGGACAGAGGACGGTGCTTCACGGTGCTCTAATAGCAAACAGCCAATCACTAGGTGACTTGGACCTAACCTCACCGGTGTTCAACAGTAACATAAACAACGTGCTCAGGTTCAGCCATACCAGCAACGTCAACCCATTGGGTGGTAGTTACGTGTTGGAGACCAAGAGTTACGGCTCTTTCTTCGATGACACAGGGTGGGGGTTAGATAGCCTATCTGGTGGTGCAAAGACCACGAACCCGTATCAGAGTACGGAGTTCAGCAGGAACACTGTGAAGAACAACCAGAAGGACCAGAGCGTGAAGTGGTTGCTACGACCCGTCCGTGTGTTAGACAAGCAGCATGTGGAGATGTTCAGACCAGTACCATCCGTGGCAGGCAACACACCACAACCCTCATCCAACTTCTTCAGGGCATCCGCTGGTGGTAAGTACGGTCTGTTCACATATGAGACACCCACACCTAGAGTGGCGACAGGCAACTTCCCAAGAAGCACAGCACCAGATGCCAACGGACCATACGTACCTGTGGTGTACATCAGCAACAGCAGCGCCAGCACACCCACATCCAAAGGTCCTAAGATACTGGGAACAGAGGCTACAGGTTTCGACAAGACCACAATCACAAGCCCAGTGACTAGGATGATAATAAGCGAGAACACCCTACAGCACTACAGAGCAGATGCATCTAGAAGAAGGCAGATAGATGAATCCAACCAGATAGTGAGAAGACTGGACTACAGCGTCAAACCTAGATTCAGCCAGTCTCTACACCCTAAGGGGCACAAAGGTGATGTGTCTTTCAACGTGAGTGACCACAGTGGTGATGCAGCATGACCAAACTACTAGCGAGCACAGGTAAGTTCACTGACACAGTGAACGAGGCGATGAAACATGTCAGGAAACCAGTGTTCGTAGACAATGCGGTGCACCACGCTCTAGTTGAATCACAAGCAGATTACAAACACAAGGTGACCATAGAGAACAGGAACAACGCTACATACAACGTATTCAGCGAGAAGAGGTACGAGTTGGTTGAGGGTGAAGCATCAGTGCAACTCTCACATGTTAGTGTGCCCGGACATACCAGCACATCAGCACCATTCTATGAGAGTGGTGTGATATCAACCACCTCGACCCTACCTACGTTGATGTACAACGGTGAAGATACATCTGACAGACTCACCTTATCTACAGCAGAATCATCTAACCAAGGAGTCAGAATCAACTTGAAGAACATGAAGGGAAGAAGCCTCAAAGACATAGGCTTCCAAGGTGGAACAGTTCACCTAGGAGACCCTATTGATGTTGGTTTAAGAACCAGCGATTTGGCAATGAAACTGGGAACAGATATAGCATCCACTCTAACGTCTGTGCAGATAGGCTCGTTGAGACACGCAGCCAACACTAACAGCGCTAGGAGAAAGCACACCAGCAAGTTCCTAGCAGAAGACTTCTACAATGTGACTCTCATATCAGCGTTGAAGTTCACCTCACGTCATGATGGCAACATCATTCACTTCGACAGATTCGCCAATCTGATGTACACACCATTCACATTCACGACAGCCACTAGATTCCTTGATGAGACTCTAAGACAAGGTAACGAAGAAACCAACCCGTCCTCGCACAACGAGAACAGAATATCAATACAAGGTGTGCCCTTAGCAAAGAACGAGAGCGCATCAGTCATAGTTGATGATGCTGAGAGACAACAGGGCAAGTTCGACACTGATGTGCAGGAGACAGTCACACCAATCTTCGATGCAACAGTGAAGACCAACGCTGCTGCTAAGAAAGTCGCTAGACAGATATTGAAGGCCAACTCCCTAGAGCAAGGCTCATTGAGAAGCAGCGGTCACCCAGACGCTTGGGACTTGAGACCCGGAAAGGTCGTATCCTACAAGGGGGAGAAGAAACTAATCACAGAGTCCAGACACACCCTGTCATCCAGACTATCAGACATGAACTTCATATCAGTGCAGACTGGTATAGAAGGTGTATTACAAGGTATCAGTGAGGGTATGGTATCATCATCTTCGGGTGACAACCCGGATACGATAAGCCAACAGGTCGAGAGAAATCTATCTCTGTTCTCATCATTTGAAATATCCACTATTCCCATAATAACCGTAAGAGTTGTAGAAAGCCTCAATTCCAAGTTTGCAATCGGCAAGGCTGCTGGGAGGGCCACTATAGGGAAAGCAGGGACTACTAAGGTGATTGGAATGTCTAAGTTTAGCGAAGTGAGCGTAAGAGGTGGAGAGTAATGCCAGCAAGTGATTACATGAAGAGATTGATGCTAGATACGATAGCGTCTAACATCAATGAGATGATACTAGGATTCGACGGCACACCTGCAACAGCGTCAGACGGTGCTGCTGGAAGACCGGCTGTCACAATCACACCAACGGTGACTGTGATAGATGACTCCACTTTGATGGTCGAGGGTACTCTCGGAACGGAACATTCTTTCTCCGAACCCCTCAAGGAGGTATTCATACAGTTGAGGGGCACGAGCGATTTTGTTCCTGTCTCACGACATGTGATAAGCCCGGTGACCAAGACGAGTGGAAATGAAGTGAAGATTCAATTATTGATAGAGGTGAGGTAATGGGAACGACAGGCAATCCACTTTCAGGACATACAGCGGCTAACTACAACACGTCATTGAGTGCAAGTCTAGGAAGAGCAGTTGATGGTCTGAGAGATGGCGACCAGATACTATCAGCATCATTCACCAACATATTGGAGGGCGTACACGGCAATGGGATACTCATGCTTGAGGGAGGTGCAGTCAGCGGCACTAACAGAAACAACCCGGACTTCCTGCCCGGAGCAGTGACGAAGCACAATTCCAACGCACATCAGATAGTGATACAAGGTGGGTACGCCATACTGGATGGTAGCATGTACGCCTTCGCTGATGGCTACGACACAGACGGGACTCC